GCTCCTATCAAAATCTCAGAGTGAGCTTGATCTCGATGCGCTCATCGGCCTCTTTGTGCTTTGGCGCAAATGTCTTCATGGCGATTAAATTTCCGTCGGCATCAATCAGGGCGGCCTCCGAAACGGCGAGGCCGACCATCTCGGCCTCGTCGATGTAGGCCACGGCCTCGACGTCGGTGGGGCTGATCTGCACGATAGATGCGCAGGGCTTGCGCAGGCGCTCGGAAAACAGCTCGGTACGGCCAGCAAACACGGGCCGCGGCGCCTCGACCTCATCATGACCTCCATCGCCAAATGCCATGCCAGCGACGGCAGGCAACGGCGCTCCGCCTGCCATGTGGGCGGCGATGCGGGCGCGGAAGGTATCCAGGGTGATGGCCTCAGACATGGGTGCTCCTCATCTCGAAAAGCGGGACGCGCGCCTGGCCCAGCCGCCAGGCGCCAGACAGATGCAAGCGGGCGGGCGGAATCTCCACGTGCTCGCCCAGGCGGAACTCGCCAAATCGCACGCGCTCGCGGAATGATGCGTGCGCGAGACGAAACCCAAACGGCTGTTCAAATCGCGCATGGGAGAGCCGCCAGCTGCCATCGAGCCGGCGCGGCCGGTCGATGAGCCGGACGGGCGGCGTGATGACTGGCTGAGGATCTGGCGGCAGCGTCTCGCGCCGCCAGGCCCAGGCCGAGACGCGCTTGTGGACCTCCTGATGGCCCTGCGCACGCCGCGCGGCGAGCAGGCGGCCAGCGACATAACCGCGACGCTCTCCTACGCGGAACGACCCAAATGCCGCAGGGAGTCGCACCGGCTCGCCGTCTCTCCCCAGCGTCCATGCCCGATGCGGACAGCCGTGCAGCTGCTCACCGGGCCATACGTAGGGCGAGCAGATGCGCTTGCTCAGCAGCAGGCGGTAGTCGGACAGCGTGCGCTCGATCGCCTCTATCTCCAGCCACTCCAGCAGAATAGGGTGACGCGAGACCGGCGCCCACTCGCGCACGGCCTGGCGCAGCAGCGTCATGTCGTAACTGCGCGCCATGGCGAGGTTGATACGGACAAAAAACGTCGCCCAATGCTGCAGCTGCGGCACGCCTGCCAGCCGCTCGACGGGCCGTATTACACGGCTGCCGTCGAGCCGCCATGTGCCATCCACCAGCAGCGGGCCGAACTCGGCGTAGATCTGTCTCTGGCGATCAGGCTCAATGATGTCGGCCTCGATGCCCAGCTGAGCCAGCGCGCGACGGACGGCCCATGGCGTCCCTTTTTTGCGGTGCAGCGCAATGGCCTCTCGGATCAGCCGCCGCCGCTCATCGTCCGTCGCGGCAAATATCCAGCCCTCGACCCCCATTACGTGGAACTGCCGCGCCAGCTCCGGCAGATAGGCCGCGGGCACGGTCTCGACGAGATAGGTGAGCAGGCCGTCGAGCGGCAGCTGCTCGATGCGCTGCGTCGCATCGGCCAGCGGACCCAGGCGCGGGTCGAGCGCGATCACGTCCGGGGCCAGACGATCAGTCATCGCCATAGCCTCCTACGGTCACCTCGACGGCGACGGCATGCGACCAGCCGTGCTCAGGCACGATCGTGTCCGCATTCGGCTCGACGAGATCGACGCGGTGCACACCCTCCACGTGCAGCGCCGCGATGAGCTGGGTGCGCACGATGTCGGCGCCCAGGCGGCGGCGCATGGCGTCGAGATGCGCCGCGAGCCCGGCCGCAGCCGCCTGGCGCACGGCCTCGGCGTCGTAGCCTGGGCGGACGACGATCGCCGCCTGAACCACGAACGGGCAGTCGAGCGGCGCCTGCACCTCCACCCGGTCGCAGATGGGGCGGGCGTCCTCGGCGCTGGCGGCAGCCAGCACCAGCGCCATGATCTCGGCGGACGGCAGGCCAGCGTCGGTGAGCGGGTACAGCACCACCAGACCAGGCTCGGGCGAGCGCACGGCACAATCGACGATGGAGACGTGCGCGCTCATTGCGTGGTGGCGGTAGGCCAGACGCGGCCCCGCCACCGAAAAAGACTCTGGGGCCTCCATGATCCGGGCACGTAGCCGCTCATCGTCCTCGCCGGGCAAGCGGGTGACGCCCACCAGCTCGCCCAGGTAGTCGAGCATGGGCGCGCGGGCGAAGCGCACCAGGTTTTGCCGCGCCGCATCGTTGATCGCGGCGCGGATCAGCGTCTCGCGGTAGGCGATGAGGTCGATCAGCAGCCGCTCGATCTGCGCGGGATAGAGGGTTTTGCCAGTAGCGGCCTCATAGGCGGCGACGATCTCGGCGGTCACCGCCTGCGGATCGTCCGCGACGATTTTGAGCTTGTCGCTCATCTCGGCCTGACCTCCGCGCTCATCTCAGCGCCGTCAGCGAGCCTGAAAAACACCGTGATCCTGATGGCCGCATCGCCATCGAGCGCGACCACGACGCGCGTGACGGTGACGCGCGGCTCCCAGCGGCGGATGGCATCGACCGTCTCGCGTACGATGTGCGGGCGGGCCCGGTCGATAGGATAGTCGAGATACAGCCACACCCGGCTCCCAAAATCCGGCCGCAGCGGGTCTGACCCCTGCGGCGTCCTCAGGATGATGGCGATGGCCTGGCGGATGTCGTCCACGCCCGTGACGTAGCCGTCACGGCCCAGCGCGGGCTGCCAGTGGATGGAGGAGGGAGCGTCAGTCATGCCGGACATAATCTAGCGCGCGCGGAGAGAAACTCAGCACGAAGAGGAGGACGGCGCGCAGGGTCTGCATATCCTCCTCCGACATCCGTGTCAAGACACAATGGTTCATCCGGCGAATACATCCGCACTACCAGTGGCGGCGCTGGAGCCGCATGATACCGGATCACCGATGCGTCCAGCGGCGCGGCCATTGACGAACACCGTGGCCGACCCAGCGGCGAGAACCCCGCCGTGACAGACCGGCCCGCAGCAGTGCGCGGCCCAGCCGTCCCCAACACGATGCCAGCCCAGCCCATTGACGAACACATTCGGGCTGGCCTCGATGTTCGGCCGCGGCGGGAAGCATCCATGCCCCGTGCAAATATCGGTATGGCGATGCGCTGCTGGCATGGCGCTATGGGTTGAGGTCGATGCGCGGCGCGCGCATGGTGATGTGGGTGTCGGAGACGATCTCTATGTCGCCCACGCATCTGATCGTCAGCCGATGCGCGGCGCGGTCATACTCGACCACGGTGCCGTCGGCAAAGCGCGCTGCCGTGATGTCCGCCCCACCGCCAGGCGCCGGGTCGCGCGCGGAGTAGAGCGCGCCTAGCACCACGCCGTCCTCGCCGTGCGGGTCGAGCAGCACGGCCACGTGATCGCCTACGTCATAGAGATGCTCGAACCGGTCGCGGTGCGTGCGCGCCGCCAGCACCGGTAGCCAATAGGTCTCCAGGTCATCGAGGTCGGGCAGGCGGACGCGCACGCGGTGCGTGGCAGCGTCCACCGCCGTCACGATGCCGAATCGCAGCGTCGCGGCAGACTCCCTGAGCGTCTCGCTCATGTACGCTCCTCGATACGCTTGAGCCGCAGCGCGGTGACGTAGCCCGCGTCGCGGCTGATCTCGTGCCGCGCCTCGATGATGAGATAGCGGCCATCGAGCCGCGCCCAGCCGGTCACGTCGACACATGCGCCGGCCACCAGCAGCGGATCGCCCGGCAGCGTCAGCTCCAGGCTGGTCTTGTCGATCTCGTGGCGCGCCTGCTCGGCCTCGGCCAGCGCCCGAGCCTGCTCCGGCGTCGTAGCGCGCACGCTTCGTTTGCGCGTGTCGCTGGCGGAGGATTTTTCCACCGGCACCACCTCGCCGTTTTGCACGCCGTAGATCACCAGCTCGCCCGTGGCCGGATCGTGGTGGCGCACCTCGGTGCGGCTGGGGACCTCGGTGATGCGGTCGCGGTAGGTCAGGCGCGTGATATCGCCGGGAGCGAGCGTGCGCACGGGGTCGGACGCCTCCCCTAGCTTCGCCACTGCCATCACCGTGTTGTTGTCGGTGAGCTTCAGCGCGTAGCCGTACTCTCGCGCCAGGCGCACGGCAAACGCCCAGTCGGTCTCCTGGTACTGGGTCACGCGATCGATTTGGATGTCGGCCACCTCGCCCTTGCGCTGCGCGCCAATGCGCCCCGCCACCTGGTCGAGGATAGCGGCGAGCGTGGTGTGCTCGTATTTGCGGCCGATGCGGGTGCGCACCGAGCGCGACACACCCGTGGCCAGCGCCCGGATGCGGATGGCCAGCGGGGGCGACTCGACCAGGATCTCGTCCACGTCAAACGACCCGCAGGCCATGAGCGCCTGCCCAGCGTAGCCGATCTCGGCCGACATTCCCACGCCCTTGGCGGGGTACCACTCGGAGAGCCAGCGGCTCGTGACGGCGTCGGTCTCGGCCAGCTCCACGTCCAGGCTGTCGGCCTCGCCGGTGAGCCGGTCGGTGTAGCTCACGCGCATCAGATAGGGCGAGAGATCGGCGGTGATGTCGCGCCCGTTGTAGAGGATGCGCGCCTGCGGCGTCAGCGCTTCCACGGCGGCAGCCCTGCATGGACAGTAGCGGCCGGCCGCTCGATCAGCGGCACGGCAATTTTGATTCCGGCCGGCAGCAGGCCGGACCTCGGCGCGTGCGGGTTGGCGTCGATGAGCCGGCCGATCTCGCGCACGTCGCGGTAGTATCTCCAGGCGATCAGGTCCCAGCGGTCGCCGTCGATCACGGTGTGCAGGATCGCGCGCGTCATGCCCACTCCTCGGCGGCAGGCAGCCGGCAGATGGCAGCAGAGGCCATGCGCGAGAGCGCCCCGCGCGCGCCCTCGAGGACGCGCGCGCCGTAGCTCACCGAGTAGAGCGCCGACGACACGCCGGGGAGCCCCGCATCGAGCGCCGACGTTGCCAGGCCGAACTGGTTGCGGGCGTCGGAAAACGCCCCCGCCACGGTCGCCGCATCGGCCGCGACACGGGCGACGCTCTGCAGCCCCGTCATGAGCTCCACCGGCAACGACGGCCCGAATGAGGCCACCTGCGCGGCGACTCCGGGCAGCGCCATAGCCGCCGCCGACGGGCTGCTCTGTGCCATCGCCGCGAGGCTGGCTACATCGGCCGCAATCCGCGCCCCGCCGGCGATGGCCGACACTCCGGCCGACACCGCCCGCGCGATGCCGCCCGGCGATCCAATCGGCGCGCCGGCCATCATCCATGGCCCGCTCACGCTCGCGGTCTCGATGGGGATGCGGTAGCCCGCCGTGACCACGCCAGGCGGGTTGGGCTCGGCAGGGTCGCCGATGTACTCCCGCAGCGTGATCGACAGCTCGAATGCGATGGCCGCTCCCCGGCCATCGGTCTGGGTCGTCGTCAGCTGCAGATCCGAGATGACGAAAACCCCGCGATACTCGCCCGTGCCCAGCACAAACGCAACCGGTTCGCGCGCGTCCATTTTGGATTTGACGCGGCGCAGCTCCTCGGCGGGGTTGCACCACTGCGCGTGCAGGCGCGCCTCGATCCGGATCTCGTCCGGGCGGTGGCCGGTGTACTGCAGCATGCTCTTGCGCCCGATCAGTCCCTGCTCGGCGTAGTCGGCGGCAAAACGCGCATCCATCCCGTCGAGCCAGGTAATGATCTCGAGCTCGACATCATTGAGCACGGCATAGAGGCTCATGTCGTCGCCTCCCAGCCGACGCGGCGGCGCTCGGATTCGTAGCGGCGCATCAGGCGCTCGAACTCGGCGAAACTCAGCTGCACCGCCTGCGTTACCGCCTCGCGCGCCGCCTCAGGGCTGGCCGCGCCGGGCACGGTGATCTGCGGCGCGAACGTGATCTGCATGGGCGCGGCAGCCTGCGCCCCGGCGCCGGCGGCCTTGGGCACGTCTGGCAGCGACAGCGCCAGCGTCTGCCGGATCGTGCGCAGCGCATCCGTGGGCTCGGGCAGCGCCGCCGGCGCCACAGCCTGCCGGATCGTGCGCACGGCGTCCGGCATGGCCTGCACGGCGGGAGCGGCCAGCGCGGGCGGCGATAGCGCCACCATCGCCGCGCCCGCCATCGCCCCGGCCGCGGCTTTCACCACGCCGAGGCTTGCACGCATTCCATGCGACAAACCGTCGCCCAAAAACCCGCCCAGCTCAGCAAACACGCGTGACGGCGAGCGGATGCCGAGCAGGCTCTTGAGGCCAGTAACGACGGATGTCCCAAGCTCTTTTATGGCTTCGCCTGCTGCGCCGATCTTGGCTTTGATGCCGTCGATCAGTCCGCCAACGGTTTGCTGGCCAATTTCTACAAGCTGCGCGGGCAGGGATAAGAGCCTGCCCGGCAGCAACATGAACAGCTTGACCGCCTCGCCGATGGCCTGGCCGACACGCTCGCCAAAGGCCTGCGCCGCGCCGCCGGTGTCTTCGATGGGCTTGGCGAGGTCGCCGAGCCAGCCGACGACGGCGCGTACCTTGTCGCCCAGCCATGTTAGTGCCGAGATGACTGGGCGCAGTAGCGGCATAATCGGAGCAAATGCCGTTCGCACGCCGTCGCCAACGCCAGAGAGCCCATCCCGTATCCCGCTCCACACCCCTTTGAAAAACCCAGAGATTGGCCCCCAAAACTTGTACACGAGAAATGCCGCTGCCGAGAGCGCAAGGCCGATCGGGTTGAGCAGTACTGCACGCCCCAACCACAGTACCGCTCGGCCAGCGCTCATGAGCGCCGCTTTGAGCATCCCGCCAATGGCCGATGCGGAGGTCATTGCGGAAACGCCAAGGCTCTTGAGATGCCAGCCAATCGCTTTGAGCGGTGCGCCGGAATTGGCGATCTCGCGCAACCGCGCCCCCAGCCCGGCCGCCGCCGGGACGGCGTTGCCCAGCATGGGCGCCAGGCTTTTGGTCTGCATGGCCAGCGAGGTGGCCAGCCAGGCGCTGCGCAACGCCTGCAAACGGCCAATCGTGCCAAACAGCGACAACGCCAGGCCATGCCAGGCGGCGCGCACGGCCAGCGATCCGGCCCTGAACGCCAGCAGGGCCGCGCCCAGCTTCATGATGCCGCCTGCCAGTGCAGGATGTGCCCGCGCCCATTCGGCCAGCCCTTCAATGATGGGGCGCAGGCTGCCGATCAGCCCATTGAGCGCCGGCAGCAGCACCGAGCCGATCTCGATGCCCAGCTCCGAAACGGTATTCTTGAGCAGCTGCCAGTTGTTGGCCGTGGTGGCTGCGCGCGCGGCGAACTCCTTGCCCATGGAGCCTTCGGCGCGCTGCGTGGCATCGAGCTGGGCGACATAGACATCCAGCGAACCGGACAGCGCGGCGATATCATCGGCATACTCCAGCCCGAACAGATCAACCAGCACCCCCATGCGCTGTTCTTTGGGGAGCTGCTCCAGGGTCTTGAGGAAACCCAGCAACGCCCCCTGGGCGTCCTGCTCGATGCCCTGCTTGAGCGCCTCGGCAGACAGGCCGATCGCCGCCAGCCCGTCCTGAAACGCCTTGCCCTGCTTGTCGGCGGTCATCAGTTTGGTGAGCATGGCGTTGATGCCGGTGGCCGCCACCTCCGGCGGCTTACCCATGGCGATAAAGGCACCGGAGAGTGCCGCCGCGGCGTCCGCCGACAGCCCGAAGCTGCGCGCCACACCGCCCACGCGCGACAGCGCGCGCACGATCTCACTGGCCTTGGCCGGTGACTCGTTAGAGATCTGGTTGATGGCATCGCCCAGACGCCCGATCTCGCCGATCGGAATCTGATACACGTTGGCCACTTTGGCCATGGCATCGCCCGCCTCCTCGGCGGCCATATCGAAGGCCACCGCCATCCTGGCGGTGGTGGCAACAAAGTCGGGCAGATCACCCAGCGCAACGCCGAGCTGCCCGCCGGAGGCGGCCAGCTGCGCCAACTCCTCCTGCGCCAGCGGAATCTCCCGCGCCATGCGCTTGAGGGTGTCGCCCAGCCCTGCGATCTGCTCGTCGCTGCCGTCCACCACCTTGCGCACATCGGCCATGGCCGACTCAAACGACACCGCCGCCCTGATCGGCGCGCCCATGCTCACCGCCAGACCGGCCACGCCGACAGCCTGCCCCCACAGCTCGCCCATGGCGGCGCGATGTTGAGCGATCTTGTCCTGGGTGGCGGCGAAGCGTTCGGCGGTGAGACGCGCCGCCTCGATGGTTTTCCCAAGTTTGACGTAAGCCTGCGTCAGGCCATCGATGGGGCGGTTCTGACGCCCTAGCAGCGCCACCTTGTCGCCCAGCCGTGCGTGCGCCTCGGTCGCCTCGCGCGTCCGGGCCTTGAGGCGCTCGATATTCTGCCCCAGCGATTGCAGCGCGGCGGGCGCGGCGCCCGCCGAAGCGGTGATCAGAATCCCAAGGGATAAGGTGCGACCGGCCATGCCCAAATCTCGTCTATACTGCGCCCATGAATACCGATTCCGCCCTTTTCTGGCTGCTGATGGCCGCCTATCTCACGCCCGCACTGGCGATGCTGGTGACCGGCGCTTCGCTGGGCGCTGCGTTGCTCGGAGCGCTCCTGGCCTTGCCCATCACCGTCCCGGTGGCGGGCATCCTCGGCGGCATCATCCTGCGTTTTCGGCCTTAATCTGCCGGGTGGCCTGCCGCACCCAGGTCAGCAGGTCCTCCACGTCCAGCGCGTCAATCTCCGACGGCTGAAAGCGGAACCACCTCGCCAACAGCGCCGCCGCATCCCACAGATCATCAATCTTGATCCAGCATCCCCCGAAAAAAATCAGCGATCGCCTTGTAATCGGCGAGATCCAGCTCCTCGATGTCCTCGGGCGTCAGTCCGGCGAGCATGGCGATCAGCGCCAGTTCTTGTTCCTCGGGCTTGTCGCTGGCGCGCTGCGCCGCCTTAAGGTCGCGCACCTTGGGGCGGCGCAGCGTCACCTTGCCGAGGGTCTGGCCGGTAGCCAGCTTCACCGGGTACTTAAGGACGATATCCATCTGCTAGCCCCCAATGTTGGCGTTGTACTGCGCCAGTAAATCGATCCCGCCCGCCTTGTAGATGTTTTCCAGCACGTCGATCTCGGTCACGTCCTGGCCGTCGACGGTCAGTTTCATGTAGTACGCCACGAAATCCGTCTCGATCTCGACGTTTTCATGCTGTTTGTAATTCCCCCCGGGGATCGACGTAAACAGCACCGACAGGATGGCGACGATGGGCGCCTCGCGGTTGACCGAGCCGCCGACGATGATCGGCATGGAGCCGCGCACCTGCAGCTGCACGGCCTTGAACGGGTTGGCGGCCTTTTTCAGCACATCCGCGTAGAAACTCGCCCACTTGATCTTGCCCTCGAGCTTCTCGAATCCCGCAAAAGCCTCGATGGTGCCGACCATGCCCAACGCCTTGTGTTCGACCATTTTCGCCTTGACCTGCGGCAGCTGCACCTCTTCGGCGCGGCCGAGCAACGATTGCCCGTCGAGATAGACGTTGGCGTTGGTGATGCGATGGATTTCGATCTTTGCCATGGCTCACTCCCCGTTATTGCTGGCCGCCCAGGCCGCGCAGCAGGTTGATGTCGATAAACGATTCGAACGAGATGCGCTCTGCCGGCGTGGGCGGCATGAAGGCGATGTCGAAGGTCAGGTGCCCCAGCGCCAGCTCGGTGGGCGGGTTTTTGGCCGGATCGTAGGTGCAGCTGCCGTCGATCAGCGCCCCGCGCCCCACCAGCGTGCGAATGAAGGCGTTGACGCTGCCGCGGATATCGTCGATCAGCGCGTCGTTGATGGGCCGGTCGAGGAACTGCAGCATCGCGTACTCGACCGACTCGTGCAGCACATCCGCCGTGCGGCGGACGTTGAGGAAATTTTTCGGATGGGTCACGCTCGGCCAGGCCGCCGAGCGGTTGCCCCAGGCGCGGTAGCCGCTGCCGAAGCTGTTAAACACCGTGACGATGCCGTTCTCGTTGAGCAGGTTGGCCTCGGACTGCGGGTCGTTCACCCGCGCGGTGATGGGCCGCTCAGTGCCGACGATGCCCTTGAACTCCTGATTGGAGGGGCTCCACCAGTATCCGCGCTCCACATCGGTGGCACACATCAGACCCGCGAGACGGGGCGACATCGGCTCCAGCCGCTCGGCGTTGGTAAGCGGGTCATACACTTTGAGGTGCGGGTAGCAGAGAATCGCGCGCTCGGAGCTGGTATTGAAGTTGATGCTGCCAGACGGCCCGCGCCCTTCCACCGCCTGCTGCACGGTGATGCCCGCCGGGGCGTCGATCAGCGCCATGGCCCGCAGTTTGTCGGCCATGGCGATCAACTCGGTGGTCACCGAGGCCAGGGTGGCATAGCCCGGCGCGATCAGCAGTTTGGCATTGAAGCCGAACAGGTTGTAGGTGTCATCCAGCGCCTTCAGGCCGGTGCGGCTGCCGTCGGCGGCCACCGTGCCGATAATCTCGGCGGCGCTGATCGGCGTCTTGCCGACCTCGCCGGTGACGGTGTGCACCGCCGGGTCGAACACGTTGACCACGATCACCGTGCCCGCGCCGTAGTCAAAGATAGCGTCCAGCGCCTGCGGGATGCTGTGCCCGGCGCTCGCGGCATCGGCGACCGTGCCAAACTGCGCCGCATCGCGCTCGGAGAGCACGATGGTCGGCCGGTTGACGGGGCCGGTGGGCGCGGTGCCGACCAGGCCGACAACGGCGGTCTTGACGGTGCGGATGGGGCGCGGCCCCTTGTCGATCTCGATGGTCTCAACGCCGTGTAAAAAGTTAGCAGGCATGGCTTACTCCTTCGGCTGCTGGTCTTTGGTCTTAGCTTTCTGCGGCGCCTCGGGCGTCAGGCGCCCAAGCGCGGTAAGCGTCTGGATCACCGGGTTGTCCTCCGGCGCGTCAACAACCTGGCCGTCGGCCAGGATCAGCTCACGCCCGTCCGGCAGGGTCATGGCCGTCAGCGGGCCGGTGTAGCGGTAGATCATACTAGACCTCCTCGAAAGTAACGCGGGTCAACAGCGGCCCGCCGTCGTAGTCCAGATCCGGGGCGAGCGGGATCAAGGTCTGCCAGTCGCAGCCCAGCGTCCACACGCCTTCCTCGGTCGCCTCCAGCCGCGCGGACTTGAGCGCCAGGGGCGATGCGCCCGGCGCGGGCCTGAAGGAGTGCAGCGCGCGGCGCTGCGCCTCGAACAGGTCCCACGCGCCGCTGCCATCGCGCAAAGATCGGCTCATCAGCACCACGCCGACGGTGAGCGCCGCCCCCTGCACCGCCGCGCCCACATCCTCCACGCCGCCCGCCGAGAGCCCCTGCGCCAGCACCAGCGCTGCGCCCTTGGCGTGGGTGAAGCGGTAGCCGCGCGCGGGCAGCGCCTCCACCGGCAGCGGGGCAAGCGCGGCGGCGAGCCGGTCGACGATGGCCGATTCGATCGCCAGAATCATCAGTAGCCCTCCATCTGATCCGGGCCGAACACCGGCGCGGGGCCGGATTTAGCCGCAGCCAGCGACAGCGCAGGCTGCGCGGCGGGCGGCAGACTGGCGGGCAGTCCCAGGCTCACCATGCCTTTGGCGATGGCTTCCAGCAGCCGCCGCGCGTCCTCATAGCGGCGGCGCGCATCGTCGATGTCGCCCATCGCGCGCAATGACAGCAGCCGGTAAATGGCGATGTCGCACGCAATGCGGGCAAGGATGGCCGGCACGGTCGGCAGCGGCAGCTGATAACGCGCGGCGAGATAGCCGTCGATCTCGGCCTCGGCGTCGGCGATGGCTTGATTGATCATCGGGTCATCCCCGATGCCGTCGCCGTCGCGGTCGGTGAGATGCACCAGCCGATCCGCGCCGTAGCGCGTCGCCAGCTCCGCCGCCGTCGCGTAGGCCATGCCTTACTCCTTCGCTTCGACCACCTCGAGCATGGCGTCGGCGCGAAGCCGGTCGGCCTGCTCGGGCGTGGCTTCCACCACCTGCGGCTCGCGGGTGAAGGGCCCAAGCCCCGCCCGGTAGCGGCGCAATTCGCCCATCGCTGCCACGGTGCGCACCATCAAGCGCACGGCGGGGGTGTCGGATTTGCGCGCGCGCGCCATGGATTAGGCCACCCACGGCGAGACGATCACCTCGACCGCCTTGTAGTTGGGGTTGCTCTCGCCGTTGTTGATGGTCTGCGCCTCGATGAGCGAGAGGGCGGCGGCACGAAGAGCAGGCGGCACCACCAGATGCGTGGGCTTGACGCCCAGCGGGCGGCCGCCGTCGGCCTGGATGCCCATCATCGCGGCCACCGCCGCGTTGAAGTTGGCCTGGTCGAGCGTGGCCTTGCTCTTGTACGCGAGCTGCCAGAAGCCGAAGCCCGCGTTGCATCGGTAGCGGATGCCATAGCGGTATTCATCCCGCACGAACA